AAGAATTGCAATGCTTCAATCTATCGGAGTATTAGAAAACAATGAGATTGCTGCTCAAATTGCAGAGACAGAACGCAAGCAGGAAATCCTTGTAAAGATTTTAAAGGAAGTTACTTCAACATGTCCTAAGTGTAAGATGGATGTGGCAAAAAGATTATCTCAAATAACTGGAGTAATTGAATCAGTCCCAGTAGAGGAAGCAGATGTCGTTTGATTTTAATGATCTCATCGACATGCTCGATGGAGAGGAGTTCGATGAAAAACCAGTCGATCTTAGAACGTTTGTTAGAAGTCCAGAATACCTTGGGCTTCCAGAGCTTTCCGACTACCAGTACACGCTTATCGAAAAAAGTTCGCAGATCTATAAAGAATCAACGCTTATCAAACTCTTTGGAGAAGAAGAAGGAAAAATAAGATTTAAGCAAACCGCTAATGAAGTTGTTGCACAATTAGGCAAAGGATCTGGAAAAGATTATTGCTCAACAATTGCAGTTGCATACATAGTTTATTTACTGCTATGCCTTAAAGACCCTGCAACATATTATGGAAAGCCACCAGGAGATAGCATTGATATTATTAACATTGCTATCAACTCACAACAGGCAAGCAATGTTTTCTTTAAGGGATTTAAAACACGAATCGACAAGTCACCTTGGTTTGCTGGTAAGTATAATGACAAGGCCTCAGAAGTTAAGTTTGATAAGGCTATTACAGTACACTCAGGTCACTCAGAGCGTGAAGCTTGGGAAGGTTATAACGTTATTGTAGTTATCCTTGATGAAATTTCAGGCTTTGCAATTGACAATACCACGGGTCACGAGCAGGCTAAAACAGGTGCTGCAATTTATGATATGTATCGTGCATCAGTAGATTCTCGTTTCCCAGACTTTGGTAAAGTTATTTTGCTTTCATTTCCTAGATATAAGAATGATTACATTCAGCAAAGATATAATGCTGTAGTAGCAGAAAAAGAAACTATTATTCGTGATCATAGATTTAAGATGGATGAGGATCTTCCAGACGGAACGGAAGGCAATGAGTTCAGTGTAGAGTGGGAAGAGGATCACATTATTTCCTACAAGATACCTAGAGTTTATGCCTTAAAGAGACCTACGTGGGAAATTAATCCAGTAAGATCTATCGATGATTTTAAGGTTGCTTTTTTTACAAACCCTTTGGACGCCCTATCAAGATTTGCCTGTATGCCACCAGATGCTGTTGATGCATTCTTTAAATCAAGAGAAAAGATTGAAAAAGCTTTTAGTAAAGCACATCTGGCGGTAGATAATTTTGGAAGACTTGAGGAGTGGTTTATACCAGATCCAGATAAAGAATACTTCTTGCATGTTGACTTAGCTCAAAAGCATGACCATTGTGCTGTTGCAATGGGACATGTGAATAAATGGGTTAATATTAAGGTTACGGATAGCTATTCTCAGCCAGCACCTCTGGTAGAGATCGATGCTGTAAGATTCTGGACACCTACAGCAGATAAGTCTGTTGACTTTACAGAAGTAAAAGATTATATTTTATCTTTAAGAACTCGTGGATTTAAGATACGAGTATGTACCTTTGACAGATGGAACTCTCATGATATGATGCAACAACTAAAACAATATGGCATCAATACAGAGATTCTGTCTGTCGCTAAAAAGCATTATGATGACATGGCTATGGTTGTGGCGGAAGAAAGATTAACTGGGCCTCATATTCAGTTGCTTATAGATGAATTACTTCAGTTAAAGATTATGAGAGATAGAGTAGACCACCCAAGAAAAGGTTCAAAAGACTTAGCGGATGCTGTTTGTGGAGCTATTTACAATTCTATTAGTAGAAGTAAATTTGATACAAATCAAGAAATAAATGTTCATACGTATGAATCAATGAGTTATGATAACGATTTCCATACAGAGCCAGATGGTGAGACTAATTCGTATAACATGATAAGGGCGCCAAGAATGCCTGAAGAATTAAGAGATGCAATGGATAGGATGATGATCATATGAGTACATATCAGGAAAAGGCTAAGGAATGTAAATGCTGTGGCAAGCATGTTCCGCTTCCAACTGTATTAAAAGAATATAATGGAATAGTTCTTTGTCCAACTACATTTTCTAATGTAGTTGAATATAAGAGGATTTGGATAGCCGCTGGCCATAGACCAATGGGTAATATTAGAAAACATTTTTCAGAATATGTACAGCAAATAGTTGAAGAAACTATTGACAAGAACGAGGACGGCACGTTATAATAGACTTCTAAGCAACAATAGCTTAGTTGGTTAAAGCCCCGAACTCATAATTCGGTAATCGTAGGTTCAAGTCCTACTTGTTGCACAAAGGAGAATAGGTGGACGACGACGAGAAGTTAGCACACTACATTGAGATAGGTGCTGTTGAGTTGGCGGGAATGGATGAGGGCGGAGAATTCATATTTCAAATTACAGAAAAAGCAAGAGACATAGCACCAGAACTTTGGGAAGCACACGAAGAGCATATAAATAGATCATTAATTGATTTATATGAAAAAGGATTAATTAACGTAACATATAACGATGACCTAGAAGCAGTAATTGAAATGTCTCCAGAAGGACATAGGGTTGCAAAAGAACTGGGAATAATTGAACTTGATATGCACGAAGAAGACATCCCGAACGACTAATGATATGCCTTCGTAGCTCAGCGGATAGAGCGAGACTCTTCTAAGGTCTGCGTCGCAGGTTCGATTCCTGCCGAGGGCGCCAGATCCCTATAGCCCAGCGGTAGAGGCGGTAGACTTAAAATCTATACAGCGTTGGTTCGAATCCAACTAGGGATACGTAACATGCGGGTGTAGTTCAATGGTAGAATCTCAGACTTCCAATCTGATTGTGCGGTTTCGATTACCGTCACCCGCTCCATTTTGGGTTCGTATAACGGCAGTACGCCAGGTTCCGAACCTGTAAACGAAGGTCCGACTCCTTCACCCAAAGCTCAAATAAAGAAAATGGTATACTTATAGTATGGACCTATTAATCAAATTAAAACAATTACAGGCTAATTCTTTTGTATTTTATACAAAAGCACACGGATATCACTGGAACGTAGAAGGCGTACTATTCAAACAACTCCACGCATTCTTTGAAGAAATTTATGAGGATGCTTTTGACTCTATTGATACATACGCAGAATGGTCAAGAAAATTAGGCGGGCTAGCAACATTTCAGATTGACGAAATCTTACAGGCATCTACAGTTAAGTATGATTTCCCAACAACATCTCCACTTGAGATGATCAGAAACCTATTAGATTCAAATAATCAAATTATCAGAGACTTAAACGATGGATTTGCAATGGCGTCAGCAGCAAATGAACAGGGGCTTGCAAACTTTATTGCAGAAAGAATTGATAAGCATCAGTTCTGGTCATGGCAACTATCATCATCATTAAAGACATCTGTAAACTAAGGAGAATAGAATGGCAGCAAAAGGAACAGCAGCAGCTCTTATTGAAGTTGCTCGTAAAGAATTAGGGACTATCGAAGGTCCAAAAGATAATGAAACAAAGTATGGTGCATTTACAAAAGCCAACTTCCTTCCTTGGTGTGGAAGCTATGTTATGTGGTGTGCCAATGAAGCTGGAGTAAAGGTTCCTAATACAGTTTCAACTGTTGCAGGTGCAGCAGCATTTAAAAAGATGGGCACATGGTTTGAAGCAGATTGTGGAGAAGCCCCACAGCCAGGAGATATCTTGTATTTTGATTTCCCAGGAGATGGCGTCGATAGAATTTCTCACGTAGGAATTTGTGTTAAGGATAACGGAGACGGAACTGTTACAGCTTTAGAAGGCAATACATCTTCAAAGAAATCTGGAAGCCAAAGAAACGGCGGAGAAGTTTGTGAGCAAGTGCGTGGATACAAGGCTAACAAGAAAAAGATTATGGTCTCTGTTGTAGGTTGGGGTCGTCCAAACTATAAGGGTAATGAAGTTACTGCAAAGCTTCCTAAAGCAGAAGCACCAGCATTCCCAGGACAGATCAAGCCTGGCGCTAAAGGTGAAGGGGTCAAGATAGTACAGAAGGCTCTAGGACTTCTTGCTGATGGAGAGTATGGTCCAACAACAAAGAAGGCTGTTATTGCTTTTCAAGATAATCATGATGTAGTAGATTCAAATGGAATCATTGGTCCAAAGACTTGGGCAGAATTGATTAAGTTCCTATAATGTACGAGTATCATGTTAAGAAGGTAACTAACGTAGTTGATGGAGACACAATAGATGTAGACATCGATTTGGGGTTTGATATATCATTTAGTTCACGAGTAAGACTAGCTGGAATTGATACTCCAGAAAGCAGAACATCTGATAAAGCTGAAAAGGTTTTAGGACTTGAAGCTAAAGAATATCTTAAGTCTAAAATTAAAGACGCTAAAGATGTAGTAATTAAAACAGAAAAAATGGATTCATCAGAAAAATACGGACGTATTTTAGGATGGGTTTATCTAGATGGATCTAAGACATCAGTCAATGAGCAGATGATTTCTGACGGCTATGCTTGGGGATACTTAGGAGAAACTAAGGTAAAAGACTTTGAAGCACTTGCAAAAGTAAGGGCTAAAAAGAAGTAGACAAACTACAAATATTTTGCTATAATAATATATGGATCGCTCAATAGAGGGTCCATATATTAATTTATTCGCTTGAAAGGGGAATAACATGGTAACAACACTGGATTTTTTTAATGATCCATTTTTCATTGGTTTTGATCGCCAAATTAAAGATCTACAAAATATACACAGAAACACTTCAAACTATCCACCACACAATATCTCTAAGGTTAAAGGCCCAGATGAGATGTATGTGATTGAACTGGCTTTGGCTGGCTTCAAGAAAGAAGATATTGAGGTGGAACAAGATAAGAATGTTCTAACAATTAAAGGCTCTTCGCATGAGGATCCAAATAAAGATTATCTTTATAAGGGAATCGGTGCACGTTCATTTGTTAAGACATTTTCTCTTGCAGAATATGTAAAGGTCAATTCTGTATTTATCTTAGATGGAATCCTAATGGTAGGATTAACTAAGTATATTCCAGAAAGTGAAAGACCAGTCAAGTTCGACATTCATGACTTTGATGCAGAAAATAGCTTTGGAGATTTAAGAGATCTTGCTGAAGAAGAGACTGTAACAAAGACAAAAAGAACTAAGAAATAGTATAATAAAAGTCTGCACCCCGTCACTGGGGAGTCGCAGATAGCGGGCCGCTACCCGCAGGATGGACCTGAGCATGTCCTCAAACTGCTCACCAACATAGAAAGATAAAAGATGCCAGTATATGAATATAAGTGTACAGAAGATGATGCACATGCAACACTTGCTGTAACAAGATCAATTTCTGAAAGTGATCCAGGCTACATTTGTGAAGAATGTAATGCACAAATGACAAGACACTTTACTCCTTTTGGAATACAGTTTAAAGGCACTGGCTTTTATAAAACAGATAATAATTAATTAAAAACAACATTCTGCTATAATTACTAAGTAAGCAAAAATATTGCATTACTTAGGAGATACCTAGTTGACTAGAAAGTTACAGTATTTTTTAACCAGCCTTTTTATAATCGGCTGGCTTTTCCTTTTTGGACCCAGTGTTGCATATGGTGATGAAGTTCCAGCACCAGCAGAACAAGTAGTTGTAAGCCCCGCACAACAAGCTGTTAATACAGCACTTGCTACAGCAACCATAGAAGTAGCACAAGCTGCACAGGCTTCAGACACAGCAACTGTAACAATAGCAACAGCAGTTCAAGCAGTAACAGCATCTAATACAGCCGTAGCTGCAGCAAATACTGCGGTGACTGCGGCAACTACTGCGGTATCCGAAGTATCAAATGTGTCCACAGCGGTAGACACAGCAACAGCAGTTACTCAGACAGTTACTCAAACCGTGACTAGCGTAACTCAGGCAGTAGCAGCAATCCCAGTAAGCGCTACAACTCAAACACCAGAAGTTATGGCAGCTCAAGCAATAGTATCAGCAGCAGTCCCTGTAATTGAATCAGCAACTGCATCCTTAACACAAGCAGTTGCTACGGCAGCAACTCCAACAGGATTACCTGTTCCATCTGTTACTGTAGAGCAAGTTTCTACAGCAA